GAAACAACAGGAATAATCTTCACCACTTCATCCGCCGCCATCGGATAATGCAGCTGCTCAGGATGGTCCGCGAGCTGTAAATCAAACTTTCCGACAGCCACCTTGTAGTAACCGTCCCGCATCAAGCTGCGTAGCTCGGGAAAATTACACAACAGAAACTTGATCGCATCGGCAGGCACACGCACCAATGCCTCAAACACGCTTTGACCGCAGTGCTCTGCCAAGTGCCCGTAAACCTTGACCTTGCGGAGCATCTGCCGTCAGCCGCTATACCTCACAATTCTACCTGTGACTTTCTGCCAATACCCGTCCCAATAGTCTCTAGACGAAAGCCTGCCTTGCAGCTGGTGCAGCATTTTGCCCTCTCCGATATAGACCGCTACATGGTTTAACCCAGGCGATCCATCAAGACTCATCAAAATAGCGTCACCTTTTTCAGGCTCTTTGCTGCCCGTGTCGACAAAACCCGTTTGGCTAAAGCACTTTTCAAACAACGGCAACTGACGAAATGCTTCTGAACTTTCAGGACGCTGCCAGTCACGGAGTTTGATATTCATTTCTCGGCGGTAGTAGTCCCGCACCAACGTCCAACAATCAGACACGCCCCACACCCATTCACGCCCAACCAGCGGAGCTTCATAGCCAGAGGGCTTAATGCTGCACCAACGCTCGTCTAACAAGCTGACAATATGCCAAGGTAAACCAAACTGTTCGCACGCCATCTTGTCTGCTTCGCTAGCAATCGCAGGTGTTTTTGGATGGCTATGGACGATGGCAAGAATCGTTCCAGCGTCCTCAGCATCTGCGTAATCAAGCGGGTCAAGGATAAAAAAGTCCTTCTCTGTTGAGATGTTCTTGCAAGGCCAGTACCGCTGACGGCCTTTGACAACAACCAACAAGCCGCAAGCCTCACGCGGTGCATCTTGCTTTGCGTGCTGGAGCGCAGCGTCTTGCCAGTCCTGCATTAAGTATTGCCGCCGACGCTGGGGAACGATCCGAAAGGCAACGCACCAGAACCGAATCGCAGCTTGCAATCGTCTAAGGTTTTGCCGCATTGACCAGCGACACCAGGCGGGTATGCAATGCCAGGAGTTATGTTTGTCACTACGTTTGGCTCAGTAGCCATAACAAAACCTGCGTCCCAAGTGATATTGGAGCCATCTGTGTCCGAAAGGACGAGATTGCCGTCATCTTGAAGCTTCAGTCGCTTCCCTGAGAAAGTAGTTGATGTGACTTTTATGTACACTCCGCTTTCCTCTAAAGTGCCTACATTTGGGTGATTTTCTTTAAAAGGGTTGCCGCTGGATAAAGTCTTTTTGCCGACAATTGTTTCACCCTCTCTAAAAGTACCAGTTGATGAATTAAAAGACATAGCCGTGATAGCTCGCCAAGCGCGAGTTTGGCCTGAGTAATGACCAGACGCTAAAGGATCAGCCCGTATAGTGAAAGTGACCGTAATAGTTCTGGATCCATAGGTATTGAGATCATCAACACTTAGTGTGCCCTGCACCGTAGTTGTAGCGCCTGAATTCGCCTGCGCTTCTGTTGGTACATTGTCGATTGAGCTGTCGGCGCTTACTAGCTCGTAAATTAGAGCTGGTGAACGGCCAACATTTGCGTTGTTCGGGAAGAAGACAGGCCCTCCATCAGGTTGATACAAAGACGCAGCGGTCGCGGGTCCAATTCTTTCAACCTGAGGAGACCAAATGACAGAACCGTTAGCGTAATCATTGCGGGCTACAGCCTTGTTGTAAATAACAAGGTTGCCATCATTTTGCATCCTTAGCTCATAGTCTCCAAGACCTGGAACAGTATTTGTTGCCCACATGGCATTTTGCGTTGAAGGCTCAGGCTTGGTATAAATGACAAAGTTCCCATCTTTCTGCATCTTTGCCATAAAGAATCCATTAGACGAAATTAAAGCTTCTCCACTGTTAAGGCTGCTGCCAGCAGACAAGATATTTGCGCCAGAAGTAAATGTATAATTAGTTGCGGTTTCTGTGGTGATTGTTCGGCCAATTGGCGTGAAATCTGTCGTCCCTGTATAACCGCACTCTTTGCCTTTGTATTTCCATTGGCAAAGGTTCTGCATGACAAGCCTTCTTGGTGCCCTTGCGGTCGCAAGGTCGAGCGATGAGACCATCTCAAACTCAACCAAATCTCGCGTCTCAGTGACCTTGCGGTCGATGTAATAAACCTCTTTTGGCATCTGTGCTGCATCGTCCGTGCTGGGGTTGCCATACGGATTGATTCCGTTCTCCCAGTTGCGGCCGTCAAGAAAACGGCTCAGCGTGCGGATTCTTGTGACCTGCGCTCCATTCAAATCGTTGCCTGGTGTTATTGCGTTTACGCCAAGCAGTAGCTGAGTGATGTTGCTGTTGAGGTTGGCGATACGAATCTTGGGACGCGGCAAGCCACCATCACCTTTGTACTCAAAACCTTCCGCCTCAATCGGCAACGGCAGGTAATAATGGCCGTTCCAGTAAAGCGAAACGGCGCTGACAATATCGTCGTTATTGGTTGGCTCAGTTGTCTTACGGTTGCGCCCAGCGTGGAAGTAATAGGTTTCATCCGCACCGTGCATTTTCTCGAACGTTTTAAGCTCGAACAGCTCAATAATTGCAAAAGGACCGGAGTTAAGAAGCTCCTCGTAAACGTTGCCTTCACTCATGGCTCAACAACTTGCTGAAAGGTCGCTGTTAAAGAATTCAGTCCTGCATAATTCATCCGCTTTGACCACTCCTGGCAAATCCACTTGTAAGTGTCAGTCTCATCTGGTGGCGACCAGTCAAAGTGCTCAGCTCCACCGCGTGCCTCAAGAAACGCCTCAATGGTGTCTGAATCTGTCTCGCTGATCTGCTCCCAAGTCAAATTCCAAACCTTAAGGTCCGTTCCCAATCCGTACCGCAGCCGCTGGCTGTAGCCGTCTCCAAACTGCACGTTGCGTACAGTTGGCTGGCTTGCCTTTGTGGCCCCATAGTTAGGGGCAATGTCTGGAAAAGTAGCCATCAGCGAGTAAGCAGTCCTCCAGGACGTTTCTG